ACTCCCCCCTCTACCACTCCCCACAGCCCCACGAAAAAAAATAAAAAAATTTCCATGCACAATCCCGCCATGACGAAAGAATCAACTCCCCCAGCCAAGAAGGGACTGCACCCACAGGTCAAGGAGTTGGTGGACAAAATTCACGACAGGAAGATGGAGCAACTCGCCAACAACCCGTTTGTGGCGTTCACCATCCGCTACAAGAATAACCCCGTCCTGTTTGTGAAGGAAGTCTTGAAGGTCAACCCAGACACTTGGCAAGAGACCTTCTTAACGCACATCGCCAAGGGCAACCGCAGAATAAGCGTGAGATCGGGTCATGGCGTAGGCAAGTCCACAGCAGCATCTTGGGCGATTATTTGGTATCTCATGCTCAGGTATCCCGTCAAGGTGGTAGTCACAGCACCAACATCGAGCCAGTTATACGACGCCCTCTTTGCGGAGCTAAAGCGTTGGGTGAAGGAACTGCCAGAGACCTTGAGGGATATGCTCGAAGTCAAGCAAGACCGTATCGAGGTCAAGGAAGCAGCGACTGAGGCTTTCGTCTCAGCCAGAACCAGCAGGGCAGAGCAACCCGAAGCCCTGCAAGGGGTACACAGCGACAACGTGATGCTGGTCGCTGACGAGGCGTCAGGAATACCAGAGCAAGTGTTCGAAGCAGCCGCAGGCTCGATGTCAGGACACAACGCTGTGACTCTATTGCTTGGCAACCCTGTGCGTAGCTCAGGATTCTTCTACGACACCCAGAACCGACTCTCTAATGACTGGGTGACGATGAAAGTCTCTTGCGTGGACTCGCCCCGCGTAAGTGAAGCCTACATCAATGAGATGAAGGCAAGGTACGGTGAGGAGAGCAACGCTTACAGAATTCGTGTCCTTGGCGAGTTTCCAAGGGCTGATGATGACACCATCATCCCGATGGAGTTACTGGAGATGGCAAAGCACAGGGATGTAGCAACCTCTCTGCACGCCAAACTGATCTGGGGGCTGGATGTTGCACGCTTTGGCGGGGACAGGTCAGCTCTCTCGAAGAGACAGGGCAACGCCCTAGTCGAACCCACGAAGGTCTGGAAAAACTTGGATTTGATGCAACTCACAGGCGCAGTCGTCGCAGAGTGGGAGGCTCTACCGCCTAGCCAACGCCCCCACGAGATCATGGTGGACTCGATTGGTCTTGGTGCTGGCGTAGTAGACCGTCTCAGGGAACTAGGACTCCCCGCCAGAGGAATCAATGTCTCTGAGTCTCCCGCGATGGGTACGACTTACAGGAATCTGCGAGCAGAGCTTTGGTACAAGGCAAAAGCGTGGTTTGAGGCGCGTGACTGCCGTATCCCTAATGATGAAGAGCTAGTCGCTGAACTTGCTACTGTGCGTTACTTCTTTACAAGTGCAGGAAAGATACAAGTCGAGGGCAAGGACGAGATAAGAAAGAGGGGACTACGCTCCCCTGATAAGGCCGATAGCTTTGTGCTGACATTTGCAAGTGACGCAGCCATTGGAGCGTTTGGTGCGAATGCATCGCAGAAGTGGTCTCAGCCCTTGCGTAGAAACCTCTCTAGGGTTGCATAATTGCGACTATTCCCAACACGAAAGGACTGGCAAATGAAGATGACCAAGGCAGCCAAGAAAATTGGCAAAGTGATGCATGAATTCAAGGCAGGCAAACTGCACTCAGGCTCGAAGTCTGGCCCAGCAGTAAAGAATCCTAAGCAAGCCATTGCCATCGCGTTAAGCGAAGCAGGCAAGTCCATGCCTAAAAAGAAAATGAAGTAATCATGGCAACTTCCTACCCTAAGCACCTGCAAGGCGCAATGGAGCAGATGATGAGTGAGTCGGACACCAGCCAATGCCCTGCTCCCACGCAAGACATCACTCTGAATCTAAAGAATCGCGCTAAGGCGATCACGACTGCGAAGTACGGCCCAGAGAACCCTAATCTGCCCAATGAGGCTTACTGGAAGCGCATGGCTGATGAGTGGGATGTCTCTGTTGAGGACGCCAAGAAAAGCCGTTGCGGGAACTGCGCTGCGTTTAATGTCTCTGACAAGATGAAGGAATGCATTGCCAACGGGATAGGAAATGAAGCAGACCCGTGGGGGACGATTGAGTTAGCAGACCTCGGATATTGCGAGATTTTCGATTTCAAATGTGCGGGTTCTAGGGTGTGTAGAGCATGGGTAGTTGGTGGCCCAAATACTGGCGAAGGCGAGTCAGAGGGCGAAGACATGGGCGAGGGTGAATCCGAAGACATGGCGGGAGAAGACTAATGAAACAAGGTCTCTACGCAAACATCTGGGCAAAGCGCAAACGCATCGCTGAAGGCTCTGGCGAGAAGATGAACCGCGTTGGCTCGAAGGCTGCGCCCACTGCCGCAGACTTCAAGCAGGCAGCCAAGACCGCCAAGAAGAAGGCTAAAAAATGACCGCAGCGTGGCAGAGAAAAGAGGGTAAGAACCCTGCTGGTGGCTTAAATGCCAAGGGCAGGGCGAGTGCCAAGGCGCAAGGCATGAACCTCAAGCCCCCCGTCAAGTCTGGTGACAACCCAAGGCGTGCGAGCTTTTTGGCACGCATGGGCAACATGGCTGGCCCAGAGTACAAGGACGGTGAAAAGACCCGTCTTTTGCTGAGTCTCAACGCATGGGGCGCGTCGAGCAAGGCTGATGCAAGGGCAAAGGCCAAGGCAATCAGCGCGAGAAACAAGAAAAAGTGACTCCAATTTGCATTGCCACAGTGCATGGCAAGGGTTTGCCTGTTCTATTGGAGTCGATTAAGCAATACGCGCCAGAGGCGTTTATTTACTTGCGTGGCCCAGAGCGCGTCATCTCCCACTACAAGAACGCAAGGCTCATGTTTGGCGAACCAACGAACTTTGGAGATGACTACAACGAGATAGTGGACGATGCCCTGCGCTACGCGCAGTCCTGCATTGTCTGCAATGACGATGTGGTGCTTAATCCCTTGTCCTATCAGCGTTTGCTTGAAGATGTGCAAGTGATTAAGGAGCTAGAACCCAATGTCGGCTGGGTTGGGGCGAGGAGCGATTGTGTGAGACCGTCTCAGAATATTCGATTTAACCCCGATGGCGATCCCCTGCACATGAACCGATTTAAGTCTGAGCAGTTTATTCGTGAGTCTCAGATGATCTCCCCTATCTTTGCGTATATCTCGCGGGATGCGTGGCATCACGGCAGGTTTCCCCCTCTGAACTGGTATTCTGACGATGTAAGTTGTGCTGATTTGCTTTCTCAGGGTTACAGGAACTTTGTCTCTAGCGCGTATGTTCACCACGTTGGCAGTTTGACCATTGGCGGGGATGCAACCAAACTGGTCAATGACGCCTACCCTTGGATCAAAGAGAACCGTCCCCAGTATGTCGAACACTTCTTTGGTACTTAACTTAGGCTCTGGCAAGGACTTTCGAGATGACTGCATCAACGCAGACATCCAACTAAGAACCAAGCCAGACTGGTTACTTGATATTTGCAACGTGCCGTGGGGGGACGTCATCTCCACAAGGTTTGGCGAGTTTGATGTCAAAGAAGAGATGTTCGACGCCATCCTAGCCAATGATGTGCTGGAGCATTTGCCTGACTTGGTGGGTGCGATGACGAGCTGCAAGAGGCTACTCAAAGACGGTGGCGAGATGCGAATCCATGTGCCTTATGACCTGAGTTATGGCGCGTGGCAAGACCCGACTCATGTGCGTGCTTTTAACGAGAAGTCGTGGCTTTATTACACCGACTGGCATTGGTATTTGGGCTGGGAAGACAGGTTTTATATGACGCACTTGGAATTTAGGTTAAATCCATTGACACAAGACCTAAAATTAACGCAAGAAGAGTTACTACGCACCCCGCGTGCCATTGACTCCATGTATTGCGTCTTGCAAAAGGGTAAAAAATGAATATTTCTAATGAGATGGGATTGAGTACTGATGTTGCGTCACAAGTAGACCCAACCCTCACCCCCATGACCGACATGGAGTTGGAAGCCATCATGGGGCAAGAGATCACAGACGCTGTGAGCTATATCGACTCTGATTTGTCCCCCATTCGCGCTCGCGGGACTGAGTATTACAGGGGTGATCCCTTCGGAAATGAGGAAGAGGGTCGCTCCCAAGTCGTGGCGATGGAGGTCAGAGACACAGTTTCTGCCATGTTGCCGTCTCTGATGAAGATATTTTTCTCTTCTGAGAATGTCGTTGAGTTTGTCCCCCGTGGCGCAGAAGACGAGGCAGGGGCGCAGCAGGCAACTGACTACTGCAACTATGTTTTTAGCAACGACAACAATGGTTTTATGGTGGCATACGCCACATTTAAAGATGCATTGGTGCGTAAGTGCGGGATTATGAAGGCGTGGGTCGAAGAGAGTGAGTCAGTTCGCATTGAAGAGTACTCAGGACTTGATGACCAGACCTTGCAGATTCTGATGCAAGAAGGTGATGCAGATGTGCAGATCGTCACAAGTTACCCAGACACCGTGATGCAGTCAACCATGCAAATTGACCCCATGACAGGGCAGATGATGCCCCCTGCCATGCTCCACGACGTCCAAGTCAAGCGTAAAACTACCGACAAGCGCATCCATGTGGCGTGCCTACCGCCAGAAGAGTTACTTTTGTCGCGTCAAGCAATGTCTTTCAGAGACACGCCATTCATTGGACACCGCAAGATGGCAACCGTTGCCGAGTTGATCGGCATGGGGTATGACGAAGATGAGGTGATGGAATATGTTGGCGAGTCCAATATGTTCCAAAACGAAGAGGCTTTGGCACGCCAGCCATTGACCAATTCCCAGTTTGGCAACGAGAGTCCTAACCCAATGATGATGCGTGTTCTCTATGTTGAGGGATATGCCAAGGTTGACTTTGATGGCGATGGACTGCCAGAACTCCGCAAGATGTGCTTTATGGGTACTGGCTACAAGATGGTCAGGAATCTGCCAGCGTCATACATCCCATTTATTGAGTTTCCATGCGATCCAGAACCCCACACCTCGCCATTGGAAGCTAATTCGATTTTCGATATTACGCACGACTTACAGGAGATCAAGTCCGAAGTTATGCGTAATACCTTGGACTCCTTGGCGCAGTCCATCCATCCACGCACCGTGGTGGTCGAGGGTCAGGTCAATATTGATGACGCTTTGAACAATGAGACGGGTGCAATCATTCGTGCGCGTGCGCCAAACATGGTGCAGGCACTCACTACCCCGTTTGTCGGGCAGGCTGCCTTCCCAGTCTTGGAGTACTTGGACGAGATCAAGGAATCTCGCACAGGAATGTCCAAGGCCGCGATGGGTTTAAATGCTGACGCATTGCAATCTAGCACCAGAGCTGCTGTGGCAGCCACGGTGAGCGCGTCCCAAGGGCGTATCGAGTTGACTGCGCGTCTCATGGCTGAGGGCATGAAGGAATTATTTAAGACGATCCTGTTCTTGGTGACAACCCATCAAGACAAGCCACGCATGATCCGCTTGCGTAACAAGTGGGTGCAGATTGACCCTCGCGCATGGGACAGCTCGATGGATGTCTCTGTCAATATCGGCCTTGGCAACGGTGACACCAATGAGCGTATTGCAACCATGATGCAAGTCTTGGCGAAACAAGAGGCCATCATTGCCCAGTACGGTTTGAACAACATGGTGGTCACACCCCAGATGTATGTCAGGACTTTAAAGAAGGTCGTGGAACTCTCTGGACTCAAGGACGCATCGCAATATTTCATGGATTTGCCAGAGGACTGGAAAGCACCAGAGCAACCGCCAAAGCCAACGCCAGAAGAGGTTTTGGCGCAAGTGCAGGCCGAGTCCATCCGCGCAGATATACAGAAAAAGGCCGCAGATTTAGAGCTACAACGCCAAAAAATGATACGAGATGATGACTTTAGGCGTGATCAGCTCAACCAAGATTTGATGCTCAAAAAGTATGAACTTGAATTAAAGTATCAAACGCAGGTTGACTCGGCACAAATACTGGCGATGCAGTCTGTTGACAGAGAGGCTGTAAAACAACAGGGTCAGTTGCAGGCGCAAGCTATGCAAGTGGCTCAGAATTTACAGCAACCCATTAACCCACAAGGAATGGCCTAAAAAGTGAGCAAACAAGAAGAAGACATAAGAAAAGGCAAGAAGGCTGAGTCTTTAATAGCAGACGAGGCTTTTTCAACTGCCCTATTGAAGATGGAGAACGATGCCGTCTGGTTTTGGAAGGATACGAAACCAGAGGACACCGTGAAGAGAGAACACGCTTGGCATATGTTGCGTGCTATTGACAACTTCCGCACCGAGATGAGCAAGCTCATCGACAACGGAAAGTTTGCACAGCGACAAGTCGAGCGCGATCAGAAAACTCTGGTGTGAGAAGGGAATAGGACATGGAAACCCAAGCACCTATGACCGTAGCTGATGCAGCTAGTGCCCTAGATCAGATGATGTTGCCGCTTGGCGGGGAACAGCAGACAGATGACAAGGCGCGTTTGACTGAGGATAAAGAGTCCGAAGTCGCGGCTTCAGTCGATGAACAATTGGATGTGCAAGACGAAGAATCCAATAATGAAACGACTGAGGAACAGTTAGAGGAACAGGAAGAAACCCAAGAAGAGGAAGAACAGCCACAGGTCTACACCGTCAAAGTTGACGGTAAAGAGATCGAGGTGACGCTGGACGAACTCCAAAAAGGTTATTCCAGAACTCAAGACTACACACGAAAGACGCAACAGGTCGCTGAAACTCGAAAAGCAGTCGAGGCAGAGGCTCAAGCGATTCGTGCCGAGCGTGAGCAGTACGCTCAATTGTTGGGAGCGTTGAAGCAACAACTTGAGTCGGCTGAGACGCCTGTCGATATGGATCGTCTTCGTGATGAAGACCCTATTGAGTGGGTGAGACAGTCGGAGATAAGACGCCAAAAGCAGGAAAAACTCGCAGCCATTCAGTCCGAACAGCAGCGACTCTCCGAGTTGGCGCAACAGCAAAGAGCGCAGGAGTTACAGGCTCACCTTGCATCACAGCAAGAGGCATTACTCCAAGCAGTACCCGAATGGAAGGACTCCAAGAAGGCACAGGCTGAAAAGGCTTTCTTAGTTGAATTCGGTAAAAAGATCGGATTTAGCGACGAAGAACTCAAGAATGTTTATGACCACAGGGCTGTCATTGCGTTGCGTAAAGCAGCACTCTATGACCAGATGATGTCCAAGCGTGGACAGATCAAGCCAGTAGTGAACAACGGCCCACGCCCTGCAAAGCCTAGTGCAGCAGGTCGTGTCTCTCAAACAACTGAAGCCACTCGCGCAAAACAGCGTCTTGCAAAGACTGGTCGCGTCAATGACGCGGTTTCTGCAATTGAACTTCTTTTGAAATAGAGGCAAATTAAATGGCAATCGTAACCAATACATTCACAACCTTTGATGCCAAGGGTATCCGCGAGGACTTATCCAACATCATCACAAACATTGCTCCAGAGGAAACCCCTTACATGAGCAATATCGGCAATGAGTCAATCTCTAACTCATTGTTTGAGTGGCAAACCGACACACTCGCATCCGCAGCAGCTAACAAGCAATTGGAAGGTGACGATGTCACTTCTTTTGATAGCGTAACTGCAACTGTTCGTCTGCAAAACTATGCTCAAATTAGCCGCAAAACTATCGTCTTGTCTGCTACTGAAGAGACAGTTAACAAGGCAGGCCGTCGCTCTGAATTGGCGTACCAAATTGCCAAGCGTAGTGCTGAGTTAAAGCGTGACCAAGAGTTCACCATGCTAAATGGTGCTGTGGCTGCTGCTGGTAACACCACAACTGCTCGCGGTACTGCATCGTTGCAAGCCTTCATTAAGACTAACTACGATATGCAGACCAACGGTGCTAACCCATCGTATACGACTGTGCCAACCAGCGCCCGTACCGACGGCAACGTGCGTACCTTTACAGAGACCATCTTGAAGAACGTGATTCAACAAGTTTGGACTGCTGGCGGTACACCAAAAATCTTGATGACTGGTCCAGTCAACAAGCAGCGCGTGTCTGGCTTCTCTGGTATCGCATCTTCACGTTTCAACATTGATGGCGGTGCGCGTCCTGCAACCATCATCGGTGCAGCAGACATCTATGTCTCTGACTTTGGCAACGTGCAAGTTGTGCCTAACCGCTTCCAGCGTGAGCGTGACGCATTCGTGATCGATCCTGATTACGCAAAAGTCACAACATTGCGTCCATACCAACAAGTTGAGTTGGCTAAGACTGGTGACGCTGAGAAGCGTATGCTCATCGTTGAGTGGGGTCACAAAGTGTTGGCAGAAAATGCTCATGGCATTGCTGCTGACTTGATTACTTCTTAATCTAACTAGCGAAGGGGTCTGGGGCAACTCAGACCCTTTTTTACATGACTGAAAAAAGACTATTCAATACTGACGCAGATCAGGGAATAACGCGGTATTTTCACTATGACGATGAGACTGGACAGGCGACGATCCAGACCCAGCAAGACGTCACAGCAATCATTGAAGAGAACAAACAAGAGTACGCACAGGTTGATGAGCGTGCTCGGTGGGGAGAGTGGAGCAGAGTCGCCAGCATACCAATGTCTATCTACTTTCAGCTCAAGGCTGAAGGGAAATTAGATGATCAAGAGTACATGAAGAAGTTTTTAAACGATCCAGATAACAAGTATTTCAGAACTAGGTCTGGAAAAGTCTAATGGCAAGACCAAGAATTCCGCTATCAGAAAAAATAGAAAAGTCTATTGTTCGCATTCCAGAATCTGGATGCTGGATATGGATGAAGAATATTAACCATAGAGGTTATGGAATGACTTGCCTTGGTCGCGGCACCAATCTTTCAGCGCATCGTGTTTCTTATGAAGAAAAATACGGAAAAATTCCAAATGGTTTAATGGCTTTGCACTCTTGTGATGTTAGATCATGCGTCAATCCAGATCACATATTTATTGGAACGCAACAAGACAATATGACAGATAAAGTCTTGAAAAATAGACAAGCCAATGGACAAAAACACGGTATGTCTAAATTAAAAGAAGACGAAGCAAAAGAAATAAAATACAGCAATGAAAGAACTGAAGTTCTTGCGTTGAGGTTTAATTGCTCAAAAGTGATGGTTAGGCAAATACGCCAAGGAAGATACTGGAAACATATATAACTATGACATCAAACTACATTGCGGTATGCACACCAGCGCGTGACATGGTTCACGCTAATTTCACCTTCTGTATGGTGAACATGGTGGCGCACCACACGATTAACACGACTGATGCTGTGTCTTTGAAGATTATGCAAGGCACTCTCATTCAAACTCAGCGTGCTGATCTGTGCCTAGACGCAATGGCAGAGGGTTGCACCCATATCTTGTTTGTTGACTCAGACATGACTTTCCCACAAGACATGATTGAGAGACTCTTGGCGCATGACTTGGACATTGTGGCAACGAACTGTGCAAGACGCAGACTGCCTACTGGTCCAACTGCACAACGCTATGACGAAAACGGTGAGCGTGTGCTGGTTTACACAATGCCAGAGTCCACAGGAATCGAGGAAGTTGGCTCAATTGGCATGGGTGTCATGCTGATCAAGCGCAAGGTCTTTGAGGCTTTGAGCGAACCTTGGTTCGAGACTCCTTGGCGCAACGATAAGCGTGGCTATGTTGGCGAAGATGTTTTCTTCTGCCGTAAAGCACAGTCTGCTGGCTTTAAAATCTACATTGACCACGATGTGTCCAAAGAGATCGGACACATTGGGACTTTTGAATTCAAGCACGATCACACTTGGGTGATGCGCGACTTGGAGAAAGCAGAAAAGGCTGAAGATGGCGCTAACAACATATGCTGAGTTAAAGACATCTGTCGGGGATTGGCTTAACCGATCCGATCTAACTACTGCTATCCCTGACTTTATCTCTCTTGCGGAGGCTCAGATCGAGCGTAACCTTCGCACGAGACAGATGCTCTCACGCGCCACAGCAACCATTGATACTGAGTATGCAGCCGTACCAGCAGACTTCCTAGAAGTTAAGTCTTTCAAGCTGAACACTAATCCCCCTACTCCATTGCAGTTTGAGACTATCGACTCGATGGACAACTTGTCAACCATCTACACATCGTCAACCAAGCCAGCGTATTTCAGCGTGGTGGGTGGACAGTTTCGCTTTGTACCAACACCAGACACAACATACACGGGCGAGTTGGCTTATTACGCAAAGTTGAGCAAGTTATCAAGCACCAACACAACCAACTGGTTGCTTACTTCTGCACCTGATGTCTATCTCTATGGCGCATTGATGCAAGCAGCTCCTTATCTGCAAGATGATGCGAGAATTGCGACATGGGCATCGCTCTACAAGACGGGTCTTGAGGAGCTGAAGCAATCTGATGATCGTGGTGCTACATCTGGTGGAACATTGATCACACGCGCAAGAACTTTGGGGTAATAGATGCTGGTGAACACAACAAAAGGCGAGATGGATGATTCTTTGCTAGAGAAGCGAGAAGGCATCATTGACAACGACAACGAAACGACAAAGTGGGTTGAGTATTGGCTAGAAGGCGAGCTTGTGCATCGCTCAGTCGATATGACCTTAAAGCGTATGACCGTGAC